AGATAACGCAGTTTTTGGCGCAAATGCTCTAAGTTCAAACACCACAGGATCATACAACACCGCATTGGGTCGTTTGGCTTTAGGCTTGAACACCACCGCCAGCGACAACACCGCAGTTGGGTATAGAGCAGCTTATAGTAATACTACGGGGGCTGGCATAGTAGCTATAGGCCGACTTGCTTACGAAGATGGCACAACAGGTAATCAGAACATAGCAATCGGTAATCAGGCATTATACACAAACACGACAGGTAGTGACCATGTTGCTGTTGGTGCTTTTGCACTTGAGAGAAACACAACAGGCACATCTAACGTAGCGATTGGTCGTCAGGCTTTGTATCTCAACACCACCGCCAGCAACAACACTGCTGTGGGGTATCAGGCGGGTTATACACTTAATGGTGGTGCAGAGCTAACAGCGGTAGGTCGCCAAGCTGCCTACTCTTTAACCACTGGCAGTGAGAATACTGCATTAGGTTCTATTGCTTTGTATTCGACAACTACGGGTAATTTTAACGTAGCCGTTGGTCGTCAAGCACTTCAGAACAACACCACCGCAAGTAGCAACACGGCGGTTGGGTATCAGGCTGCTTATAGCAATACGACAGGTCAATACAACGTAGCGTTAGGTATGTATACCTTACAGAACAACACTGGCGGGGATTATAACACTGCCGTGGGATACGCTACTTTGTTAAACAGTAACGCCAACTACAACACTGCCGTTGGCGGTTCAGCGATGTATAATAATACGTCAGGTGCAAACAACACTGCCGTGGGTCAAGAAGCCTTAGAAGCAAATACCACGGGTACTTATAATACCGCAATAGGTATGAAAGCCTTAGAGAACAACACCACCTCAAGCCAAAACACTGCTGTGGGGTATCAGGCTTTAACTCAATCCTCTACGTCTGGGAACAATACAGCTGTGGGTTACAGAGCAGGGTATTCCGTAACAACGTCAATAGGTGGCAACACATACGTTGGTGACGTAGCGGGTAACGCCCATACTGGCTATTACAGCACGTTTTTTGGATATGCGACTGGTTATTCTACAACAGGAACCCAGAATACATTTATCGGTCAACAAGCTGGATATTATGTAACAACTGGTGCAAACAACACCATCCTTGGCCGCTACAACGGCAACCAAGGCGGCTTGGACATCCGCACCTCAAGCAACAACATCGTGCTGTCGGATGGGGATGGTAATCCGAGGGGTTATTATTGGTCTGATAGTGGTGAAACTGCTTGGTGGTTTGTATCACCTAAAAGCAATCAACTTGCAATGAAAGTGATAAACTCAGCTTCATCGCTTCCATATGGTTTGTCTGTACAATATACTGGTTCTGCTCCAAATAATACTAGCAGTACTGTTTACTATTTTTCTGATACTGTTGGTAATAAGTTTTCCGTATATTCCAACGGTAACGTAGTAAACCAAAACAATAGCTACGGCGCTATCTCTGATGAAAAGTTAAAAGAAAACATTATTGATGCTTCATCACAGTGGGATGACATCAAGGCATTAACTGTTCGCAAATACAGCATGAAAGCTGACAATCTTGACGCACCAAATAAACTTGGTGTTATTGCACAAGAAGTTGAAGCGGCTGGAATGGGTGGCCTTGTATTTGAAAGCCCAGACCGTGACCCTCAGACAAATGAAGATTTGGGAACAGTCACCAAACAGGTCAACTACTCCATCCTCTACATGAAAGCAGTCAAGGCACTGCAAGAGGCAATGGATCGCATTGAAACCCTAGAGGCAAAAGTAACTGCCCTAGAAAACGCTTAATCGTAACCAGTCAGAAAAGGAGAAAGACATGACTGATACACCAACTGCGGAACTGTACGAACTAGCTCATCAGATGTTTGAATACAATGATGGTGATCTTGTTCGCAAGGTACAGAGCCGCCGTGGTAAAGTCGGCATGTCTGCTATCTACAAGTCTGGCAGATACGCAAAGACACGGATGAAAGGAAAGCAGTACCAAGCGCATCGTATCATATTCTTGATGAACAAAGGCTACTTGCCAGAGATCATCGACCATATTGACGGTAATGCTTTCAACAACCGTGTTGAGAATTTGCGTGAGGCAACGCAGCAGCAAAACAGTCTAAACAGACGGCTGCGTTCTGACAATAAATGCAAAGTGCCTAACGTGCATTGGCACAAGCAACATGGGAAGTATAGTGTTCAAGTCAGTGTTGATGGAAAACAAAAACACTTTGGATACTATGACGATCTTGAAGCCGCCGCTGTTATAGCAGAACAAGCTAGGCAGCAGCATTATGGTAGTTTTGTCTATAAAGGAGAAAGAACATGACAGACACACCGACAGTAGAAGAAATACAGCAACATTATGTCGCAATGGGTCACTCTGTTGACTTGCTAAACGCAGGGCAACCAGAGGGCATGGACGATGCTGAATGGGCTGACACTGTATCACGCAACGTCGAGCATCTGAAAATCATGGTGGCCAAAGACTTCTGGACGACAGAAGATATGACCGCTGCAAACGCTGCTATTGCAGCTAACGAGTAACCCCGACCCAAAGGAGACTTGTGATGGCTAAAGATGAAAAAACCCCAATCACAATTAACGACAAAGAATACTTTATTGATGATTTTAGTGATGCCCAAAAGGTTATGCTAAATCACATTCAAGACTTAGACCGTAAGCTATCTAATGCACGGTTTAACTTAGATCAGCTACAAGTTGGTCGTGATGCTTTTGTAAACATGTTGGCATCATCATTGGAAGCACCTAAAGAGGATCAATAAGAGCTATGTCAAGAGACCTGTCCAGTGCTGTATTAGACGTATTAGAGGATGATGTCGTTTATCCATTCTTTGCGATTGAGTTACTATTTGATGGTGATGAAGTATTACGCATGTGGACAGGGCTTGGTACACTCGTCTATCAAGGTTTGTCGTGGTTTGGTACTGGTAATCTACTGCAGATCGACGTTATTGAGGAAACCTCAGAGATCGCTGCTAAGGGGGCTACAGTTACTCTTAGTGGGATACCCCCAGAAGTTCTCTCACTGGCCATCAGTGAGCCTTATCAGGGTCGTCAGGCCAAGATTTACTTTGGTACTTTCTCTCGTGGGATATTACTACAAGAGAATGCTGCTTATATCCTATTTGAGGATGGTAGTAGTATACTTCTTGAAGATCGTAAGACTGACCTGACTGAGATATTTGCTGGTTATATGGATCAGATGAATATTGAGGAAGCTGAGAATAGTTCTACTGTGCAGCTTACCATTGAGAATAAGTTGATTGATCTTGAACGTCCTCGTACTGCTAGATTTACTAATGCTTATCAGAAATATCTTTATCCTAACGACAAAGGACTTGAGTTTGTAGAAGACTTACAGACTAAAGAATTGTTCTGGGGGAAAGTTGGGCCATGACGAATGAACAAGTTGTAATCAATATGAAGGCTAGGGCTTATCTTGCTTCTACTGATTGGTATGTGACTCGTTGGTTAGAGAAGGGTGTACCTATCCCAGAAGAGATCTCTCAGAAGAGAGAAGATGCTAGAAACCGTATAGTGGATTAACCTATGATCACTTACCAGCAAGAGTTCTTAGATACTTGTGAGAAAGATTGTCAAGAACTTATACGACTGCATTGGGAAGAGATAGCCTTAAATAAAGAATTGATTAAGTTAAATCCTGATTGGGATGCTTATCATACTTTAGAGAACTCTGATAAACTTAAGATTTTCACTGCTAGGGTTAAAGAAGAATTAGTTGGTTACTTTGTCGTTATTACGGGTAGTAACCTACATTACAAGGATCATGTGTTTGCAGTTAATGATATACTATATCTAAGTAAAGAACATCGTAAAGGTAGGACTGGTCTTAAACTGATAAAGTTTGCAGAGAAGTGTCTTAAAAAAGATGGTGTATCTGTATTAAGCATAAACACTAAGGTTCATAAACCTTTTGACAGTCTGATGGAATACATGGGATTTAACCTCATAGAACGTGTCTACTCTAAATATATAGGTGATTAAGAATGGCTATTTCTGCTGGCATGGCATTAATAAGTACTGCTGTAGGTGTTGCTGTAGGTACAATAGCTGTAAGTTCAGCCCTCACATATTTCCTAGTCACTACGGCTATGGGGGCCGCTCTTAATGCTCTTACACCTAAACCATCTATACAAGCTCCTACTGCAGCACAAACTGGTTACAATGTAACGACTACAAGTTCTGTTGCTGATCATCAGATTGTATATGGTAAAACTAAAGTAGCTGGGGTACGTGTATTCGATGCTACTACTGGTGGTTCTAATGAAACTCTCCACAGGGTACTGGCCTTTACTGGGCATGAGATTGACTCTTTTGACCAAATATATCTTAATGATGAGCTTGTAACTCTTGACGGTAGTGGGAATGTAACCAGTCCTAGTCGTTATAATGGCTATGTTACCATTAAGAAACATTTAGGTGACCCTGATCAATTAGCAGATTCAACTCTCGTGGCTGCTGTACCTGAGTGGACTACTGCACACAGGCTTCGTGGTATTGCTTACCTTTATATTCAGCTACAATTTAATCAAGACGTATTTCCGAATGGTGTACCAGAAGTTCTTGCTGTAATTAAGGGTAAGAGGGTTTATGACCCAAGGTCTGATACTACAGCTTGGTCAGATAATCCTGCCCTCTGCCTAAGAGATTATATTACAAGTACGACATATGGTCTTGGAGAATCTACCGATAACCTTGATGATACTTTGTTTATCACTGCAGCTAATGTCTGTGACTATTACAACTACCCAACACTGAGTGGCTCTGTTAGGTATACCCTTAATGGTAGCTTTACTACTGCAGCCGCCCCTCACGATCTTATGCAAAACCTGCTAAGTGCTATGGGTGGTCTTGCTTGGTATGCTCAAGGTAAGTGGCGCACTAAAGCTGCATATTGGACTAGCACTGTAGCTGATTTCACAGAAGATGATCTGCGTAGTTCTATCTCTGTAGCTACTCGTCATTCTCGTCGTGATAACTTTAATACTATTAATGGTGTTTGGAAAGGTGAAGATTCTAACTGGCAAGTAACAGACTTTCCACCAGTTACTAATGCTGCTTTTCTTACTGCAGATAATAACCAAGAACTAGCCACAGACTTGAACTTGTCGTTTACATCTGACGTAAATATGGCAAGACGTATTGCTAATATTTATTTGGAACGTAATCGTCAACAACTTACGGTTATGGCTTCCTTTGGCATGAGGGCCTTCCAAGTACAAGTTGGGGATAATATCCGTCTTACTAATAGTCGATTTGGTTGGACTAATAAAGAATTTGAGGTTGTGTTGTGGACTTTTGGTCTTACAGACAATAATGACCTTCAGGTTCATATGACCCTACGGGAAATCTCTGAGAGTGTCTTTGACGATATTGCAGATGGTGCTGTGTATGAAAGGGACAACACAACTCTCCCTTCACCATTTACTACTACTCCTGTTGGTGTTGCTGTGGAAGCTATTGCACAGGTTACCAACCAGAAGGTTTCTAACATTGCTCGTATTACTGTGTCAGCAACCTCTGACGTTTTCATCAGTAGGGTTGAGGTAGAATTTAAGAAGTCCTCAGATACAGTTTGGAAGGCTGTAGGTACTGGCCCTGTAGGTGTATTTGAAGCTGTAGACCTTGAGACGAGTACATACGACTTTAGGGCTAGGTCAATCAATATCTTTGGCGTGAAGGGTGAATGGGAAAATCTTATAGACCAAGAGATCAATGCTTTCATTGGTGACCCCTCAGATGTAAGTTCCCTATCTGTGGAACTGTCTGGTGGTACTTTGTTCTTAAGTTGGCCACCTATACCTGATCCTGACTTGTCTCACTATGTCGTTAAGCATAACTCAGAGGCTACAGGTGCTACTTGGGGCAACTCTACTACTGTTATTGAGAAAATCCCACGTCCAGCTACAACTGCAGCATTACCTGCACGTAGTGGTACATATCTTATCAGGGCTTATGACAAAGAAGATAACTACAGTGAGAATGTAACTACTGTTGTCGTCCTTCCATCTGACTTGCCTCAACTAGGCACTACAGACACTCAAACAGAAGACCCAACTTTCGCTGGTACTACAAGCAATGCTGTTGTTGTCTCTAGTTCTGTAGAGATTGATGACACAAGTGCTGCAAGCCCAACTGGTGAGTATTTCTTTAGTAACTACATTGATACTGGAAGCAGTCGTAATGCTCGTGTGACAGGGTTTAGAACCTTCGAGCGTAGATATGACAATGGTACTTTGTTATGGGATGCTATCCCTCAGAATTGGGATACTTGGCCAGATAACTGGGATGATTGGACTACTGAAACAGCCAACTGGGGTGACGTAGGTGTAACAGTTTATGTCGCCACTACTAACGATGATCCAGCAGGTACTCCTACTTGGAATGGTTGGGAACTTGCTAACGGATCTTATTATACTGGTCGTGCCTTTAAGTTTAAGGCAGCTCTGGAAAGCGATAACACTAACTATACTCCCGCTATCCTGACCCTAAGTGTAGATGTAGAATACTAAGAGGATAACATGAGTCAACACGATTTCGATATTGCAAACCAGACAGCATCTAATGCTCGTACCGACATTAACAATGCACTAAAGGCTTTAGCTTCACTTTCGAGTGGAACCAGCGCACCTACCACCACCTATGCTAATATGTTGTGGTACGATACTGCTAATGATCAAATTAAGAAACGTAATGAGGCAGATAGTGCTTGGATTATTTTAGGCACTGTCAGTGAGGCATCTGGCACTTTTAGCCCCTCTGCTTCCGTATTACCTGCAGGTGCAGTTCAAGTCTTTGCCATGAGTTCAGCACCAACAGGTTGGTTAAGTTGTGATGGTACAGCAGTTTCCCGTTCTACTTATTCAGGATTGTATTCTGCTATAGGCACAACATACGGCTCTGGTGATGGGTCAACTACATTTAACTTACCAGACCTTCGTGGTGAATTTATTCGTGGTTGGGATGCTGGTCGTGGTATAGACAGTGGTCGTACCTTCGGTTCATTCCAGCTTGATGAATTTAAATCGCACACTCACTCAATGACATTCGCACGGACTGGTTGGGACGCTTATACAGGACTAAACGTAGGGTCTGGCTATAGTCAAAATACAGGTGCCACTGGTGGTAATGAAACAAGACCAAGAAACATTGCAATGCTATACTGCATTAAATACTAAGGGGTAGATTATGGGATATCAATTAGGAACACGTAGTTTACAGAAACTAGAGGGTGTAAACCCAGATTTAGTGGCGGTTGTTTCTCGTGCTATTGAACTATCTAAGCAGGACTTCTCTGTGATCTGTGGTCTACGAACTGTCAAAGAACAAGAGGCTCTTGTAGCTAAAGGTGCATCTCAGACTATGAAGTCAAAGCATCTTGAGGGTAATGCTGTAGATTTAGCAGCATACTGTGATGGTATTCGTTGGGAACTAAACTTATACGACGAGATAGCTGATGCAATGCTTAAGGCTGCTAAAGAATTAGGTGTGACCCTTCGCTGGGGTGCTGCATGGCATAAGAACTTGAATGATTGGAATGGTACAGCAGAAGATC